CCGCAGTTCATGTACGACGACGATCCGACCGAACGAGGGCTCGCACTACGTTTTGGCAACATCCTGATGAGCAAATGTAGTGAAGTGTGGGTGTTCGCTGGCCATGGAGTATCGAACGGGATGGCTAGTGAGATCGCCTACGCCAAACGTAAAGGATACCTACTGCGCTACTTTGATGCCGAGTGCCGGGAGGTGGTGGGATGAGGAAAAAATTGGCACAAGAGGCTACCGCAACCCCGGGGGGTACGGTTTTTGGCCATGGAGTAGGAGGAACAAAACTATGGAGTTGAACACCGATGCACATGTGGAACAACCAAGAAATATCAGCATGGATGCGCTGATCCGCATTACCTACTGTAACGAAAAGCCGACCGTCAGTGGGAGAGAGCTGCATAAAGCCTTGCAAGTGGCCACCCGGTACAACGACTGGTTCGCTCGCATCCGCCTCCTGGGGTTTGTCGAGGGAAAGGATTTCTACGCCAACTCGCGCAACAATACCGGGGGGCGCCCGAGTATCGATCATGAGATCACCATCACAATGGCCAAGGAGTTGTGCATGTTGCAACGCTCGCCGGCTGATCGCAAATTCCGCAGATACTTCCTCGAATGCGAACAGCACTGGGAATCACCGGATCAGCTCATGGAGCGTGCAATGAAGATAGCCCACCAACGTAGCGAACAAGCAGTTCGGCGTATCATGGCAGAACACGAACTGCCCCGAGGTCTGACCGCATTCCTCGAAAGTAGCGGCCCGAATGACAGTTTCGATCACACATGTGAAGACTTCCTCAAGGAGACATTATGAACACACCGACCATAAAGGTCGCGCTCTGCAACCGCAAGACCGACCGCAAATACAAGAACCGCGAGATGTCCTGGCAAGAGCTCAAGGACCGCAATGCACACCCCATACGCACATCCGAGACCGTCGAAGAGTATCCCAAGCTTCAAAAGACGCAACGTGATCAGGTCAAGGACCAGGGGGGTTTTGTCGGCGGTTGGCTGAAAGAGGGTTTACGCAAGAAAGGAAATGTCACCTGTAGGACGCTTGGCGCACTCGATGCCGACCATATCGAAAGCACTGATGATTTCATTGGAAAGGTGAAAACAGCCTTGGACGGCATCTCGTATTTCATCTACTCCACCCACAGTCACACTGCAGAGAATCCCCGTTATCGCGTGGTGATCCGATTCTCCCGAGAGGTAAGTGAGGCCGAGTACCCCGCCGTTATGCGCCAGGTGACCAAGCAGATCGGCATGGACTTCTTCGACGACTGCACCTACCAGGCCAACCGCTTGATGTATTGGGCAAGCTGTCCGTCGAATGCCGATTTCGTTTATGTAGAAAACGAGGGATTGCCGCTGGATCCCGATCACTACTTGGGCATGTACCACGATTGGAAGGATGCATCGCAGTGGCCCACCAGTTCGCGTGAGTCCGAGGTGATGAACAACCCATTGAAGACCCAAAGCGATCCGCTGGCCAAGGACGGGCTCGTAGGCGCTTTCTGCCGCGCCTATCATCCAATCGACGAGGCCATCGCGACGTTCCTCTCCGATGTATACGAGCCTTCTGCCGATGAGGGAAGGTACAACTACATTCCGGCCGAAAGTCCCGCGGGGCTGAAAATATACGAAGGTAAGTTCGCCTACTCCCACCATGCCAGCGATCCTGCGTGCGACAAGACACTCAATGCCTTCGACCTGGTGAGGATCCACCGTTTCGGCGATGACGATTCAACCAAGTCATTCAACGCGATGGCAGACCTTGCCAGCAAGGACGAGAGGGTGCAAGCACTCACCTTGAGTGAACGCCGTGCAGAGGCAGCTACTGATTTTGTCCAGGGCAAGGAATGGAACAAACAACTGAAGTACTATCCCAGGAGCAAGGAGATGGTAAACAGCGTGTGGAACCTGAACCTGATCCTCAACAACGATCCCGATTTCGCAGGCTTTGCGTTCAACGACCTAGCGGGACGCGTCCAAGTCATATCCAAGCTGCCTTGGGAAAGGCCGGAGGGAAACCACTTCTGGCGCGATGCCGATACCGCACAGATGAAGTCCCTCATCGATATCCGCTATGGGTGCTTTTCAAGTCGCAACCATGATGTATCGTTCACGAAGGTTGCTGATGATCGCCGCTTCCACCCCATTCGCGATTACCTCAATGGCCTTCCGCCTTGGGATGGCGTCAAGCGGGTTGAGGAGCTGTTCATCCGGTACCTGAAAACCGACGACACCCCCTATGTCAGAGCCGTGACCCGAAAAACCTTTGCTGCAGCAGTGGCTCGCATCTACCACCCGGGGACCAAGTTTGACAACGTGCTGGTGCTCGATGGCGAGCAGGGTATCGGCAAGAGCACCATCGTGAAGGATCTGGTGGGAAGTGAATACTACACAGAGACCCTCACCTTGGCCGACATGGAATCAAAGGCGGGAGCCGAGAAGCTACAGGGAGTGTGGATCGCAGAGATCGGAGAGCTCGCCGGGATGAAGAAGATGGACATCGAGAAAGTGAAGGCGTTCTTCTCCACATCCGACGACCAATACCGCCCCAGCTATGGCAAGGTGGTCGAAAGCCATCCGCGCCAATGCGTGATCATCGCGACGGTCAACGGTGAGCACGGGTACCTGCGCGACATCACCGGCAACCGTCGATACTGGATCGTCAAGTCTAATCTGGAGCGCTACAGGATGATCTGGCGCTGCACCGAGGCATATCGCACCCAATTCTGGGCAGAGGCCAAGGCCATCTGGGAGAGCGGGGAAAACCTGTTTCTCGAAGGGGACTTCCTGGAGCAGGCCGAGGAGATACAACTCCAGGCCATGGAAAGTGATGATCGGCTCGGGGGAGTGGAGGAGTATCTCGACACGCTGCTGCCCGAGAACTGGGATGGGATGGACCTGTACGAACGGCGCACATTCCTCTCCGAGAAGAACAATGCCATCTCGGTCAAGGGCACCATCAGGAGAACTGCGGTGAGCAATGCGGAAATCTGGTGCGAATGCTACCGCCACAACCTCTCGGATCTCAAGTCCCACGACAGCTATGGCATAGCAGCCCTGATGGTCCGCATTCCCGGCTGGGAGAGATCCAAGACCGTACAAAGACAGCCTCTTTATGGAAGGCAACGCATCTACAGGAGGAAGGGCTGAACACAAGTGGCGTTCACAACACAACTTTTTCCCTTATATTCAAAATCGATTTTCCTTAGAGGGAAGAACCGGCCTGCAGGCGCGTATACGCGTTAGTAAATATAAGGGAAAAGTTGTTCAGTTGTGTCACTTGTGTACACGCTGCATCACACATGGGAAGATCATACTACCTTGCAAAATGTCGCAGGACACTGATGGAACTCGGGGCACCGTTGAACGGGTGGCGTTGCGTCAAGATCATCGTATGCGAGACGAACGACTTCACGTGCGAACTCTGCGGGTGCACGAAGGTGCGGTACGTGCACCTGATGGAGCACTTCGGGTTCCCCCTGAAGTTGAGTACGGGATGCATCTGCGCAGGCCTCTTGGAGGATGACATTCTCGGGGCGAAGAAACGTGAACGTGAAGCTCGGTGCAGATACCAGCGCAAGACGAACTACCTGAAGAATGAGTGGTCCGCAACTTCGGAGAAACGATGGGAGCTGCGCTACAAGCACCGCAAATTGTTGATTGATACCGACAGTTTTCGTGGACGCGAGTACTACCGCCTCGAGATCGACGGTGAGGGGTACCACTGGAAGGACAATAGGCGCATGGAATCATTTCTGGATACCCAGCACTATGCGTTCGATTTGATGGATGAGGAAGATGCTGGAACAAGAGATCGAACAGCAGCTGGTGAGGGCTGTGAAGAAGATGGGAGGCCGGGCGGTGAAATTCATGAGCCCAGGCTTTGATGGGATGCCCGACCGCCTGGTGCTGCTGCCCGGTGGCAAATGCGGCTTCGTGGAAGTGAAGGCCCCGGGAAAGAAGCCAAGGGCACTCCAACGGGTAAGGATTGAAATGTTGAGGGCATGGGGCTTCAAAGTATACGTGGCGGATGCCATAGGACAGATAGAGGAGATCATCGATGACATATGCAGCGCATGACTACCAACAGTATGCGAGTACCTTCATAGAGACTCACCCGGAGGCGGCAATTCTCCTTGCGTGTGGCTTAGGCAAGACGATCATCACCCTGACGGCGGTACAGAACCTGCTATTCGATTCGTTCGAGGTACATAAGGTCCTGGTCATCGCCCCCCTTCGTGTTGCCAGGGACACGTGGCCCGCCGAGATCGGCAAGTGGGACCACCTCAAGCTGCTGAGAGCCTCGGTGGTTGTGGGAAGCACGGTCGAGCGCCTTGAGGCTTTGAGGACAAAGGCCGACCTGTACATCATCAACCGCGAGAACGTGCAGTGGCTCATCGAGGAGTCCGCCCTCCCCTTCGACTTCGACATGGTGGTCGTCGATGAGCTCTCGTCCTTCAAGAACCACCGCTCCAAGCGCTTCAGGGCGTTGATGAAACGCCGTCCCGGGATCCGTCGCATTGTGGGGCTCACCGGCACCCCAGCCAGCAACGGCCTGATCGACCTCTGGGCACAGTTCAAGCTGTTGGACAAGGGCGTGCGATTGGGCAGGTTCATAACGTCCTACCGTGATGCGTACTTCACACCCGACAAGCGCAATGGACAGATCGTGTTCAGCTACAAGCCTGTCCCCGGTGCCGAGGAGAGAATCTATAAGGCAATCGAGGACATCACCATCTCGATGAAAGCCCAGGATCATATCAGGATGCCTGAGCTGGTAGCCAATGAGTACCGTGTCACTCTCAGCGGGGATGAGCGTAAAACCTATGAGAAGCTTCGGAAGGATCTGGTCCTCGATGCCTCCGGAGGTCAGGTGACCGCGGCCAATGCTGCGAGCCTCTCGGGCAAACTGCTGCAGCTGGCCAACGGCGCGGTATACACTGATGAAGGTACAATTATCAGTATCCATGATCGAAAGCTTGATGCACTGGAGGATCTCATCGAGGCAGCCAACGGGCAAAGCGTGTTGGTGGCCTATTGGTTCAAGCATGACCTGGCGCGGATCACGGAGAGGCTGGAAAAGCTGGGGGTATCGTTTTCAGCCCTAGACTCCAGTGAGAGCATTCGGATATGGAACGAGGGGAACCTCCCGGTTGGGTTGATCCACCCCGAATCAGCCGGGCATGGGCTCAACCTCCAAGGCGGTGGCAGCTGCCTGATCTGGTTCGGCCTGACGTGGAGCCTTGAGCTCTACCAGCAGACAGTGGCACGCCTCTGGCGTCAGGGACAGCAGTCCGAGACCGTAGTGGTCCAGCATATCATCACCGAGAAGACCATCGATGAGCGTATCATGCAGGTCCTCTCGGGCAAGGCTCAAACCCAGGACGCCCTCATCGAAGCGGTGAAGGCAGAACTTGATGGAGGATTGCGATGACCGAGACGAGCATGAGGCATCTGGCGGTAGCGATCGTGGACCGCGCGGTCACCGACTGGCACAAGGCGGTATCTCAGCTGGAAGGCAATCCCGATTACGTATACGCATGGGCTGACAAGGACGAGATCGAACGGTTCTTCGCAAGTGAATGGTTCGAACTCCTCTGCGAGATCAGCCCCGATTTGACCAAGATTCACCTACAGGAGGCAAGCGCATGAACGCAAAGGAATATCTATCGCAGGCATGGTATCTGGACAAGCGAATCAAGACCAAGGAACGCCAGCTCGATTGGCTCAGAAGCCACGCTGTCTACGTCTCCCCCAAGCTCGCCGAGGTCCCCAAGGCTCCGTCGATCCGTCGATCTCCCGTCGAGGAGGCTGTGGTGCGGATCACCGAACTGGAAAATGAGATCAATGAGAGTATAGCGAAGCTGATGCGGCTCAAGAGTGAAATCGGTGATGTGATCCGCAGTGTCAACAGCATGGAGTGTGAGACGCTGCTGGAGATGCGGTACCTCACCTTTCTAAGTTGGGATCAGGTGGCAGTGCAATTAGGATACAGTCAGGACTATATCTACCACCTGCACCGAAAGGCGTTGGCGCTTGTAAAACAATTGCCTACTTAAACAAATTCACCATAATCAGTCATAGAACTTGCTAGCAATACCATATAGACTGTTGCTCATTTTATAGGCCTTCAGGGTTTATGGCTTGTGACTATTCTTACATGCACTTCAATCTCATTGTGAAGAGCTATGCATTGAACGAGCCAGTATTAATTCTTCCAAGGTAAAATTATCGTTCTCCAATCTCTACTGAGATTCCTAACAACTTTGCTCTGGGATTTTCATCGGTTAAAGTCAGCACAACATTAGGAGTTATAATTGCATCGTAGACTGAATCACCCAATACTCTCCTAACTTCTTCTAATTGGTTCTGATTTACAGTAGCGATATATTGATAGGGAGAACCGGTGAACCGCTCAGAGGCAATGGTGAACATCTCAGCCTTCTGTCGCTCATCAGGGTCACTAAAGAGTCTGCTATCATGGAACAAAAAGCCAATATTGTGGTTGTGCCCTTTCAGTAGTAAGGTCAGATCATAGCAGAAAGTTTTAACGTCATTGATGCCATCGGAGGAGTCTGATTCAATACTGGCATCAATGGTATATCTCAATTGGTTTTCACCGTCGTTGTTAATAATGGATAGCCCAGCCACACTCCGAGGATAGAATCGATTGGCAAGCTCTTTGAAAAAATCCCTAAACTTTGAAATCTCTTTTTCCATCCTGACAAGGTACTGTTCGGTTTCCTGCTCCGATTCAATGAGCTCCTTCTTTAATTGTCGGCTTTGTTCCGTAAGGTTCTTTTGAAGCTCTTGGAATTGAATCAACTTTTCGCGTTCGGTCTTCAAGTCGGCACACATATTGCTCACCGTAATAAAAACATCAAGAGCACGATGACCACCTAGATATTGCATCTTTTGATCTAACTCTCTCTGAAGGCGCTTCTGTTCCTGTTCTGTAGCTTGTATACGCGCTACAATATCGTTACGTTGCTCTAGAAGTCGTTTTTGTCTAGTGGTAATAAGTCGATCATTGAATTCCTGTAGCTCATCCAATGTCTTGATAAGACGTTCAGAAAAATGAATTTGAACCTCGTTATAGGCAGTGACGAGCTCATCCCTGTGCATCATCGGTCCTACCTCAAGAGTCTCATCGATACGTGCGATATTACTCTGAAGCAATATTATCGTATTGTGAAGCTCATCTACCGTAGCCTTAAGATGATCAGCATCTTTTTGCACCTCATGATAGTCTTCGGCAATTACAAACGAAGAAAGATCCATTTCCAGCTGTTTAATACGATCATTGAGAAAGGCAAGTTTCAAACCAACATCTTTGTCCCCAGTGGAATAGTCCTTTAATAGGCCATCCTTCTCGAAACTCTTGAGCAATGATTTGATCTTCTCAGTCTCAACTCTGAATCGATATTTCTGTTGTGCCAGGGTGATGTCGAGACCTAGCAAGTGGGCGTTCAGAAGCATTGCTTGGTAGTCTGTTTGTTTTTTTATAGGACGATCATAGGAGTTATACGAGCTACGCTCAGGTCTAATAAAGAACGGTAAAAGCGAACGAAATGAGAGAACCTCAGCGTCATCGGGGATGTTGAAGCACAATGCTTCAAGTCTCTTGGTGAATGCAGAACAACTCAGCATCTCACCATTGAGAAGTAAATTCGAAAAGTTGTCGACCGAGCGCGTAGATGTATAAAGATCATTTCCTATATAAAAGTCTAAAGAAAACTCCCAGCCAGATAGCTTCTCACAAAACGAACGATAACCGCGTATGCTTGATCCCAAGCAGAAATGGATAATCTTTACCAACAACGACTTTCCTACACCATTGTAGGTTCTACCCTTCTCAGCAGTACTAGGATCTTTCTGTTTGGCGACAATAAAGCTTAACCCATACGGGTTGAAATTAACAGTGCGGAAACTCTCTTGATTGGCACGAACACTTATTAGGCGCATAGCACTACCACCCCTTCATGCTCTTCAACGACACCAATCGAATAGAGAAAAACCAACGTCAGCATGAGGCTGTCAAAGCTTTGTTTCGAGGGATAGAGACCTCTCTTATAGTCCTGTTGGGATACCTGGTATAGGTCGTCAACACTCTTGCCTTCCCCAATCTTTTTTATAAGATAACTACCATAACCAAGGAGGGATTTTGAAAATGCTAAATGTTTTGATGGTAAAATCATTGCTTTCTTTCCTTACCTGGTTTCTCAAAAATGTCACAAGTTTCAAAGTATTTGGCCATGATTACCAAGACCATGTTCTGAAACATCATCTGTTGCCGAGGGCTCAACCGACTTAATATTGCATAGAATAGTTCATCTCCAGTTGCCCTCTCACTCTCATCATAATACACTTCGTGTAAATGGTCACGAAGTTCTTCCGCAGCATAATCACCATTGTTCTTCAAATATGCATCGAGTGTACCAACATGTATCATCCCACTATTTAAGAGCTCAGCAATTTTTCTTGATAGCCCATTAAACATGATTTTTTCATTCCAATCAGGCACAACGAGACTACTAGCATCCGATTGTTGAATGGGTTGGGCCATGATATGACCAATGACCTCGCTAAGGATGGAATAATCAAGAATTCGTATTTTAGATGGATCAGGAACCTGACCAACTATTGTAAAAATTTCATCATCAGCCAATTTAAAGATGATATTTTCAAGATCTTTGGCACAGAGAACTTTTGCTTCCCGCAAACCATTATCTTGCTTGATTCTTTCCATGACTAGGGAAATATCGGGATGAACGCCTTTGTACTTATCATTTACCACAAAGTAATATGTCTTTATCGCAGAAAGAGTGTAATGCTCCAACAAACCTGTAAAATCTCGTTCAACTTTATCGATTGTTTGCATGTAGGATTTATCTGAATCTTCTGGCGCATACACTTGATAGTATATTCCCTTGGAAGGAACACAACCATCATTCTTCCTATCACCAATATTTCCCCACGGTCTAATTGGACAAAAATCCCTCTCTGCGTATCCCAGTATTTGACTCACCAAATCTTGGAACGCCATACCGTCGAGGGACCGAATCTTTGACATGAAGAACATCCGTGCCATCGTTCGTTCTGCGGTATCCATTCTCTCTTTCCTCCAAAGTGAATAAGATGACGTACTTCTAGGCGCATGACAATTGTTCCCTAGAAGGAATTAACGTTATAATAAAAGCACAGATAATTCCTTAGTATTCTACCTGATTTAATCTTGCGTGCTAAAAAGTAAAAATAAAGCTCGATAAAGTATTAAGCACACAACTGTTTCATAGCCATTATAGACTAGCTAATATCAATTTGAAACAAGCAATATACATAAAATCACTAGCGAGCCATGAGGAAGGAATAAGTCACTGAAACCCTATCGTTGAATTATCAGAAAATAACAGTTGTGCTCAGTTTGCCTTGTTCGCTACTGTACACTCAGACAAGTCCATAAAGAGCTCGGGAATTCCTCCCGGGCTTTCTTTTTACCCGAAGGAGTACTTCTCATGCCCTACAAGCCCAAGCGACCGTGCAGCCATCCGGGCTGTCCGCAACTCACCGAAGGCCGGTTTTGTGAGAAGCATGCGAAAGAGGCTGCGAGAACCTACGAACGCCATCAACGGGATCCAGGAACCAGCAGACGATATGGATCGGCTTGGAGGAAGACGCGGAAGAAGTTCCTAACCGAGCATCCCTTCTGCGAGCTGTGTCGCAGGCAGGGAAAACTTACTCAAGCGACGGTAGTCCACCACATCACTGCCACTAGATATGGTGGTACTGATGACGAGGAGAACCTCATGGCACTATGCCAACGGTGCCATTCTGCCCTCCACGGGCGTCAAAAGGACCGATGGAAAGGTTAAAATATTACTACTGGTGGTGTACTACCCTAGGCCTATACCAATCTCTACACCATATATGGTGTACAACGGGCAGGGGCAATCACGCGGAAAAATTGGAATTCAAACGGGGGATTGACCCCCTCATCATACGAAGGCGGTGCGACATGGCAAAAGACGGTACCAACCGTGGCGGTGCCCGCGTCGGTGCAGGGAGGAAACCCAAGGCTCTCTCAGAGAAAATCCACGAAGGCAGAGAGGCCCGCGTGGTGCAATTGCCCGAGGCTCCCGAGCTCGAGGGCGCGGACATGCCTGAGGTCAAATATTACATGACGGTCACCCAGAAGAGTGGCATCGAGCTCGATGCTGCAGAGGTCTTCCAGGAGACATGGGATTGGCTCAAGACCAGACGCTGTGAGAATTTAGTCAGTAGCCAGATCATACACCAGTACGCGATGGCTGTAGCGCGATGGATCCAGTGCGAGATGGCAGTCAGCGAGTACGGCTTCCTCGCAAAGCACCCTACCACCGGTGCTGCGATCGCTTCTCCGTACGTGGCGATGAGCCGTGAATACATGAAACAGGTGAACCAGATCTGGTACCAGATCTTCCAGATCGTGAAGGAGAACAATGCCACCTCATACCAAGGAGCAAATCCTCAGGACGACCTGATGGAACGGCTGCTCACTTCCAGGCGCAGCCGCTAGGAAATCAAACAATCAAAGGAATTCAAACATGAAAAACCACCTCACATCCGAGAGTGTCTGCCAGGGACATCCCGACAAGCTGTGCGACTACATCGCCGACTCGATACTCGATGCCTGCCTAAGCAGCGATGCATATTCGCGCGTGGCCTGCGAGGTCATGGCGACCAAGGGCCGGATCATCGTCGCCGGAGAGATCACCAGCCGTACCAAGGTCAACATACGCCAAACCGTACGGACCGCCCTTGCAGAGTGTGGCTACAACCCCAAGGAATTCACCATCAGCGTGTTCCTCCACAACCAGAGTTCGGATATTGCAGGTGGCGTCGATACCGCCCTGGAGATCAGGGATGCCGAGGGTAAGGTGGATGAATTGGGAGCCGGGGACCAGGGCACGGTGTACGGATATGCAACCGACGAGACACCCACCTGCATCCCCTTGCCTCTTGAACTCTCCCACCGCATCTGCAGCATCCTGGACAAGTGCAGGAAGAACGGAACCATCATGGGTATCCGCAGCGACGGCAAGGCCCAGGTTTCAGTGGAGTACGATGAGGGCATTCCCGTCAGGGTTGCCGCCGTCATCGTCTCGGTCCAGCACGAGCGTGACAAGAATCTGGACACCCTCAAGGGCGAGCTCATCGAAAAGGTGCTCGAGCCTGCCTTCATTCACTTCCCCATCGATGCACACACCCGTATCCTCATCAACCCATCCGGCCGTTTCGTTGAGGGCGGACCTGCCGCCGACACCGGCCTGACAGGTCGCAAGATCATGGTGGACACCTACGGGGGCCTGGCACTCCACGGAGGTGGCGCCTTCAGCGGCAAGGATGCGACCAAGGTGGACCGAAGCGGGGCTTACATGGCGCGCATGATCGCCAAGAACATCGTCTCAGCCGGTCTTGCCAAGCGCTGCGGTGTAGCGATCTCCTACGCCATCGGAAAGGCCGAGCCTGTTGCCGTGAATGTACACACATTCGCAACCGGCAGGGTTGATGATGCCAGGCTTGCCGAGGCAGTGAGTAAGGTTTTCAGCCTCAAGCCGAAGGACATCATCGAGGAGTTGGGGCTGCGCAGTCCCATATACAACCTTACCTCCTGCTACGGCCATTTCGGCAATTCCCTCTTTGCGTGGGAACAGGTGAGCGAGCGGTATATCGAGGCGCTCAAGGGAGAACTTGATCATGACCATTGAACAGAAACACATCGATGAGTTGCTGCCTGCTGACTACAACCCGCGCAAGGACCTCAAGAGCGGTGATGCCGAGTATGAGAAGCTCAAGCGCTCCATCGAGCAGTTCGGCTATGTGGAGCCGGTGATCTGGAACAGGACCACCGGCCGGGTCGTAGGGGGCCACCAGAGGTTGAAAATCCTCAGGGATGCCGGGCACACCGAGCTCGAGTGCGTGGTCGTGGATCTCTCCGAGGACAAGGAGAAGGCCCTCAACATCGCACTGAACAAGATCAGCGGCGAGTGGGACAAGGACAAGTTGACTCTTCTCATCACCGATCTGCAGGGTCTGGACTTCGACGTATCGCTCACCGGCTTCGACCCGGCAGAGATCGACGACCTGTTCAAGGACTCGCTTGCCGATGGTGTGCATGATGATGACTTCGATGTGGAGGCGGAGCTGGAGAATCCCGCGATCACCAAGAGCGGGGACCTGTGGAAGCTGGGAAGGCACCGCCTGGTATGCGGGGACAGCACCAAGGCCGAGACCTTCTCCCTTCTCATGGCAGGCTCCAAGGCGAACCTGGTGGTCACCGATCCGCCGTACAACGTCAACTACGAGGGCTCGGCCGGCAAGATCAAGAACGACAATATGGCTGGCGATGCTTTTCTGCAGTTCCTGCTCGATGCCTTCACGAACACCGCAGAGCACATGGCCGACGATGCCTCCATCTACGTATTCCATGCCGATACCGAGGGACTGAACTTCCGTAAGGCCTTCAGTGAGGCGGGTTTCTATCTCTCGGGCACCTGTATCTGGAAAAAGCAGTCGCTGGTGCTCGGCCGCTCGCCCTACCAGTGGCAGCACGAGCCGGTGCTCTTCGGATGGAAGAAAAAGGGAAAGCACCTGTGGTACACCGGGCGCAAGGAATCGACCATCTGGGAATTCGACAAACCCAAGAAGAACGGCGAACACCCTACCATGAAACCGGTGGCCCTGCTTGCCTACCCGATCATGAACTCCTCGATGAGCAACACGCTGGTGCTCGATCCGTTCGGAGGCAGCGGCAGCACGTTGGTCGCCTGTGAGCAGACCGAACGGAGCTGTGCCACCATCGAGCTGGATGAGAAGTATTGCGATGTCATCGTCAAACGCTATATCGAGCTCGCCGGATCCTCAGCCGGGGTCATCGTGCAGCGCGACGGACTGGATTACTCCTACGAGGAAGTCGCCACCGAGGGGGCACAGGATGGATGAAATCACCCTGATCACCACTCTCGCGGTATGCCTGTTCGGATCGGGAGGCATCGTGCTGTGGCTGCTCAACCGACTGGCAAAACGGAGCGACGACCGCCACGGTTATGCGAAGGACCTCAAGGATATCAAGAATACAATCACCAAGATCCAGATGGGTCTGGTCATGGCGCTGGAAAACGACAAGGTCATCTTCAAGTCGCTGAGGACCCATGAGATCAACGGAGAATCCGAGGAGCAGGAGAAGAAGATGGACGATTACTTTCTATCACTGCTTGGCAGCAAGGGGGAGCATACATGATCCTCAGTGCCATATTACTTGCCTTCGCCGCCTTTTTAGGCTTGGTGATGGAGCTCTACAAGAAAAGCCTTCGCCGTGACAGGGCAAGCGAGAACGAGATCAAGCTGGTCGCCCTCGCCTGCTCGGCGCTCCTGGGGTATGTGACATTCCGCATCGTTGCGGGGACCGGCATGGACGGCGGCCTGAACCCCACGCCATACCTGGTGGTCCTGTACACCATTGTGATCTACCTGCTGCAGCTTCCTGCGTGCATGGCATTCTGGAAACCACTGGTCAAAAAGTTTATGGAGAGAAAAGCCGATGAATGAAATCATGCAGATGCTGATCCTCATCATCCTGGGGTTGCTGGGGATCACACGATTGCAGGCACACAAGACCAAGGATTTGAAAAAGGATATCCAGAAGGCCCAATTTACGGTGAAGAAACGAGAACAGGAATTGGAGAAGATCGATGAAGTACAGCAGAAGATCACCACCATCACCCAAGAAAAACCGCCTGAAAAGATCGAACCTCCTGAAAGCGGTGATTCTG